ACAGGAGGAAAACATGGCAAAACGGGTTTATAAGGTCACGAGTGACAAGGGTGTGAACTGGTTGGTGCGTGCATCGACCAAAACTGGGGCTTTGGCCTATGTCGGGTCTAAGGTGCTGACGTCCGAAGTGGCGTCGCAGGATGACTTGATTGGGATGATCTCTGCGGGGATGAGGGTCGAGGAGGCTGGTGAGGCTGAATCGGCCAAGGTGGAAGAATAAAGGATTACGCAGGCAGGTCTAGTGACCCGGCGAGTCTCATAAGCTCAGTCGAGCGTGGTGCGAATCCACGGCCTGCATCCAACACGCATGAGGATTAAATTGTCGGTCTAATCCGAATTGGATAAACATAACCAGAGTCCTCAGTCGTGTTGGAGGGTAAATATGGAACAGGGAAAACGGCCACCGATTTGGTCATTGCAGGCGCTGGGTGCACCTGACTACCGACTGATTTGGTGGATGCTGCATCACTGCGATGGGTCTGCGACGTTGCAGGCCGGATGGCGCAGGCAGGCTGAAAACGATTTGAAATGGACGCGCACGCACCTTTTCAAGACCGTCAGAAAGCTGGTTCGCCAAGAAATCGTGATTCGGGAAAAATACGATAGGGCAGTCAAACTCAACATGAGGGCGTTTGATATATGACAGTCGAGACAATGGACAAGCAAGAAGAATACCGTCAATGCGCGTTGCGTGCGTTGCTGGAGATGTTTGCCGACTCCAAGGGTGTTTCACGTCACAACGTCGGCCTGCACTTCTTTACCGTGATTGTTGAAGGCCGAGAAAAGCTAATCATTCAACCAGTGGTATTTCAATGAAATTTCCTTTGAAAAACTTTTACGACTTCTGCAAGGCGTTGAAAGTTGAGACAAAAGAGCACGGCCTTGTTTCTTTGGGCAGCCAGTTGCTGGGCACACAAACCTATCTGATGGAAGAAATTTCCAAAGGGCTTGAAAATGACATTCACTATTTTGTCATCCTCAAAGGCCGACAGCTTGGCATTACGACAATCTCTCTCGCACTTGATCTCTACTGGCACTATAAGTACGGCGGCGTACAAGGGACGTTGGTTACGGATACAGAAGATAACCGTGATATGTTCCGATCAACTCTCAGTATGTATATGGACGGTCTACCTGCCGAGTTTAAGATTCCTGCTGAGTCTCACAACCGGACGCAACTGGTTCTCAAGAATCGTTCTCGCATGGTCTATCAAGTTGCAGGTACTCGCAAAAAAGGTGGACTAGGCCGAGGCAAGGCAATCATGTTTATGCACGCCACGGAGACGTCATCGTGGGGCGACGAGGAAGGCATTGCGTCGCTTGAGGCGTCGCTTGCTGAACACAACCCCAAGCGGCTGTACTTGTGGGAATCCACCGCCCGAGGCTTCAACGTCTATCACGATATGTGGGAGACAGCCAAAAACGCCAAGACGCAAAAGGCCATTTTTGTTGGCTGGTGGCGCAATCAGTTTTACTCAATCAAAAAAGAGTCGCCCATTTACAAAGTCTATTGGGACGGCAAGCTGACCACCGAAGAAAGAACGTGGACACGGGAAATCAAGCAACTGTACGACGTTGACATCACGCCCGAACAAATTGCATGGTGGCGCTGGAAGATGGCCGAGGTCATCAAAGACGAAACCATGATGTACCAAGAATTCCCGCCCACCGAGCAATACGCTTTTGTGATGAGTGGGTCGCAGTTCTTTTCTTCGCAAACCATCACTGACCGCTACAAACTGGCGCGGCAGTTCAAACCAGATTACTACCGATTCTTACTGGGCGACAACTTTCAAGACACCGAGCTGGTAAAAAGCAAGCCCTCAGTGGCCACGCTCAAGATTTGGGATTCGCCTAAAACCGGAGGCTACTATGTTATTGGGGCTGACCCTGCTTACGGGTCTTCTGAGTGGGCTGATCGTTTTGCTATCGTTGTGCTGCGGTGCTACGCAGACAAAATTGAGCAGGTGGCTGAGTTCTGTACTACCGAGTGCAATACTTATCAATTTGCTTGGGTGCTGTGCTATCTTGCTGGCGCTTACGGTCCCAATGTCATGGTCAACTTGGAAATCAACGGACCCGGCCAAGCTGTGTGGTCGGAGATGGTCAACCTGAAGCGCATTGCCGCGATGGAGGCCAACATTTCCAAAAACACGGGCTTGTTCAATGTGTTGTCCAACATCCAAAACTATTTGTACAAGCGCACCGACACCATCAGTTCAGCGCCCGGCGCATACCACTGGAAAACCACCTTTGACACCAAAGAGCGTATGTTCAACGGCATGAAGGATTGTTTTGAGCGCGGCTTGCTGACCATCAAATCCACTGACTGCCTTGACGAAATGAAAAACGTGGTGCGCGAGGACGGCACGCTGGGCGCACCGGGTCGCAGCAAGGATGATAGAGCCGTGGCCATGTGCTTGGCTACCATTGCTTGGATTGACTTTGTGCGCCTGCGCCTTGTTCAGTCGGGTGTGACACGCGCTTCACAGAATGCCGACGGCGCAATGCCGCAAAACGTGGCCAATACCCAAGTGCAAACTTACTTGAAAGCCATTGGATATGCTACCCAAAAAGCAAATTAGAGAGTGGTTGTTGTCCCTCATCATCCCGGTATCGGGCGGCTTGGACGAAAAGCGCAAAGTTGTCAGCCCCAACAGGCTGTCATTGGTGACTTTGGCAAGGCATTTTCAGATCGACCCACAAAATTTGTGGAATGTTGCCCACGGCAACAGGGCGGTGAACGTGGGTTTGCAGCGCCGCTTGACCCGGTTTATCCCTGAATGGGAGGCCGGATACTGGCGAATTGAGCGAATAAACAACAGAAAAGTGCTTGTTTTAAACGAAACACCCGTGCCGCTAAAGCAATTTAGGGTCAACATGGCCAACGCAAGCCTTTCCAAAGTCGTAAATCAACCGTTACAGGGCGAAATGCCCAAATTTTTGTGGAGAAAATGATGGCAGTCAAAAAAGAATGGCTATGTATGGCGCACGGCGCGTTTGAAAGCGTCAAAGGCGTGTGCCCCAAGGGTTGCACCACGGTTGAAAGACGGTTTTTTACCCCGACAAGCATCAAAACGTCCGACAGGACAAAAAACATTGACAAAACGCTCGAAATGCTTGCCAAAGATTACAAAATGACTGACATTAGCAATCAGCATGGCACAGCAGCGGTAAAACGCCCTGACAGCAACAAAGTCAACCAAATGGAGCAGTTGAACAACGCCATTCGTGAAAAATACGGCGTTGGCATGGGTGGCGGCTGGGGTCAATTGCCCGAACAAGGCGCTGGCCAAGCAGCTCAAAACCTTGGCGCAACGCCCACGGTCAACATGACGGACGTTAAACAGACGTTGCCCGATTGGAGGCAGAATATCGTTGTCCACGCCAAAGATGACTCGAAGGTACAAGTATGAAAATTCCATCAAACCCGATTGAGCGAGAGTTGCTCTACACCGACTTGGCGCAAAAGTGCCTTGTATCGCGCCAAGACCGCCTCGCCCAATACAACACGCTTCGCTCGTACTTTTTGTTTGGCGCTGGACCCGACGCCGAACCCGCGCAGTACAACAAGGTCTACCCGCACATCGACACGCTGGCCTCATTTTTGTTTGCCGCCGACACCACGCGCTTTTCAATCATCCTCGGCGCTGGCGAACGACACAAAGATGAATACGCCAAGATCGGTCCACTGATTCGCAGGCTCAACGACAAGTGGTCTGACTCAAACGCTGACGTCAACTTTGGCCAAGGTGTGGTTTGGGCGCTGGTGTACAACTCTATGTTCATCAAGCTGATCCAGCGCAACAAAGACACTACACCGTATCTTGTTGATCCACAATCGTTTGGCGTGCTGCGTGAAGACCAAACCCAACTGGACAAGCAAGAAGCCTTTGTCCACGTTTACTACACAACCAAAGCTCAACTTGAGCGTGATCTGATTGCTCACCCCAACAAGAAGTCCATCATGGATCGGGTGAGCACCACGCAGTCCGAGACAGTGCAAATGTCGGCTGGCGTGCAGCGCATCATCACATCCCAATTCCAGCCCAACATGATTGGCAACGTCAACGCGCCGTTGCAGTCGTCGCTGATGTACCGCCCAAAGGTTTCCGAAGAACTGGTCGAAATGCAGGAGCTATGGGTATGGAACGACGACGCAAACGATTATCAAGTGGTCACAATGGCGTCGGGCAGCGTGTGCATTTACGACAGAGAAAACTTTTTTTACCACGGCGAACACCCGTTCATTCAAATC